CCGTGGCAGAGCGGCTAGATATTTAGACACGGGCCGTCTAGACGGCGGCCGCTATACTAACATCGAAACCTTTCCGACGATGCGTTCGTGTCATTCCAACTGCAGCTTGCTCAGGGCGCTGTTGAAGTAGGACCCTTGTTCCTTCCCCGTCGAAGCGAGGGTTTGGCCTCATCCCGCAAGCGTCGTGGTTTGCGTCCACGATGGAACTTGCGAGGTTCCGAGACTGGAGGCGACGGCTCGATAAGAGGAATCGATATGTCGCTGGGTTCATGCAACTTAACGGTAACAGTTTGCGGACTCTCAGCCGGCTGCCCGAGCAGCTCACCGTCAACAACTACCTCACCGTCAGTGGGTTCCTGAAGTGGCAATGGCTCATGGCACAAATCCATAGTAAATATGGTTGTGCTATCAGTTTTGCCCAAACGCTGCATAAATGTAGTGTAATCAAAATCAGGAATCTGCCGGCGCATAATGTCGATAGCAAAGCCACCAACAGAATTCGGGTACTGGTTGTTGGCGTCAGTAGTGAGAACGTACTGTCGCGTAATGTTGCTCCAAATTTGTTGCTCAGACGGCCAAAGAGTAGGAAACAACTCTTTGACGCGGCTAACAAAGTCTCCAATAATCGGAGTGTGAGCGTCCGATAGCCAAAATGCGTATGCTTTGTCAACCAACTTACGTTCTGGAGAAACGTTAGAAGGTAGACAAACTGTGAGATGGAACTTACCGGCTTGGCGCAAAATGTCGCAAGTCGAATTGGAATCACCCCACCAGACATCGGGCCCATAACATCTGGAGAGATATTCCACACCTTCGCAACCTCTGGCAATGAAGTTGCTATTCATGATAAGTCCACACATACGAAAAGCCTTGGCGAACGTCTTGTCATCAACATCTGCTTGCATGACATCGTCACCACAAACGGCTCCAAGCCGTTCGTAGGCTTCTCCAGCCTCAAACCCAGTGAGTCGGACGGACAAATACGCCGCGAAACCTACAGACACAGTATTACCTACCGTCGTCTTCATAGATCCCGTGACCGTTTGAAACCAAGTTTCAAACGTTGTTCCAAAACGGGCAATAACAGTCTTGTTTCGATTAGCACGCAAGGCGCGGTACAAATCAAGATGATATGACCGATGAAAAGCCCGAACGAAGAAACGCCTCTGCAACTCCTCTGTGATTACATTCATCGTGCTATCCAAAGCACTGCAATCACCAGTTTGCAGACCCTTACAAGCGCTTTCCGCCATATAAGCAACTCTTTCAGCTTGTTCTAGCGGGGTAGTGCCTGGAATCCACCAAGGCGCTGCATGTAAGATTGGGTCGAGAGCATACACGTACGGAGCTAAGGACAATTTGTCGGAAGGATTGACGACCGTAACTGGTCGTGGATTCCCAACTTTGCCCTCGGCTTGCCGTTTCTGGAAACTGGTGGCATTGCCATTGCTTTCATAGTCCTCCCTGTTCTCAATCTGACGGCGCTGTGTGGGGCGCGACTGACGTCGCGCCACCTCATCGTCATCAACAGGGTGCAAACTGAAAGGCTCTGGCACCAACCACTTCAAAAACTCGTCCATGCATTGGCTCATGAAATGTGACATCACCATTTCTTGCGGCCGACGATTCTTCTCAACTCTTTGGGCAATGCCGCGTTGTTCATTGCCCCTGGTGACGTCGGCAACAAAGCCATTGTCAACCAGAGGCCGCATAAACGCCTGCATCGCTGGTTTGGCATCTTCATCAAACGTGCCATCCCGACCAACCCATTGGAACCTGCGTACGCCATCGGCGAGATCAAATCTCTGCCCGTAGCCTGCGCAATGTTCTTTATGATATGCCCACAACACTTCTGCACCCAAGTGTAGCTTGGTATCAGAGCCCATTGCCTTCTTTACCGCTGCCAGTGTCAGCTCACCCTTTCGGGTTACGCCATTCACGCTAATAGAATCATCAACGATCACCGGAACAGTGGCTGCCAAGAACTGCCCGACCTTAGCTGTGGAAATCCACAAGCCGTCAGGTTTGTTCACCATCAAACGCACATAAGACCCGGCAATGGGTCTCACACGCGTTAATGGTTTGGCTGCCAGGAAGTCGGACTTATACCATGCTTGAAATCCCTCAAGAATATTGAGAGGTGTCAAGAGGATCAACGAATGATCATCGTCGATCGCTCTACGCTCAATAGCATAAGTATAATAGCCATACGTGACAGTGCCGAATAAGACAGATGTTTTGACGCTCAATGCGTCCCCTGACCAGTCCCACAAGTGATGGGTGTAGTGCCCACCACCGGAGACCAGATAATCCAGGGTTCCATCTTGGTTGAAACGATACTTGTACTCGCCAGTGTCTTTGCCCGCTGCACTAGGTGCCACAGTATAAAGCAAAACTGGCTGGTGATGTTCCGCCAAGAAGGCTGGCATGTCGACATAATAATCTACATCAACAAGAGCCAGTACATCATTTTCTTGTCTTTCCGCACTCTGCACAGGCACATACACATCCTTCGCCCAATGGTATGTACGAGTAACAGTCCGTCCATTGCGTAAGTCAGCCGCGCTGCCTTGGTAAAAGACAGCTCGATTGCCTGACGCATTGCAAATGGAGTCAATCAGTCGGGAGGCAGTGGAGCGCGCCGCAGCGGAAACACCATGGGTATGTCCGCCAGAGGGCTTAACAGCTGCGCACTCCACCTCATGAAAAAGAGTTTTGAGCATGATGGCACGTGCCACCCTGCTCGAAGCATTTCGCTCTGCCACACGTTGTACTTGCGAAATTAACG